GACCAACCGGCAAATGATCAATGCCAGCTGGACCTATCAGGTGGATCAGTTCCCCCACCAAGATGCTATTTTCTTCCCGATTGCCCCATTGGTTTCTGTGACATCCATTAGCTACACCGATGGAGACGGGGCCAGCCAGACGTTGGGCACCAGTGTTTATGGCGTTGGCACCATCCGTGACCCTGGCAGGATTTTCCTGAAGTCAGGCCAGGAGTGGCCAAGCACATTGGACCAGGCAAACGTGGTGACCGTGGTGGCTGTTGCAGGCTACGGGGCCAGCGCGTCTGATGTGCCAGAACCATTGAAACATGCTGTGTTGATGCTGGTCAGCCATTACTATGAACACCGTGAAGCAGTTGACCCCAGGGGGAACACGTTTGCAGAAGTGCCATTGGGCGTGAAAAACATTTGCCACCAGTTTGAGGTTGGGAAGGCGTACTGATGCGGACTGGACCCATGCGGCACAGGGTTCAGGTTCAGAACCCATCAATGACTGTGGACGGCGTTGGGCAGCGTACAGCCAGCTATTCCACAGCCATCACCCTTTGGGCCAGGATTGAACCACACCGTGGGGAGGAGCTGCAAAACGCCAACCAAACTAAGGGCAGAATTACCCACAAAATCACCACCAGGTATGCCAGCCAAATCACCACCACATCCAGGCTGGTGTACAGCAGCAGGAATTTTGAGGTGGTGCAGGTGCTGAACAGGCTGGAAAAAGATGAACAGCTGGAAATTCTGGCAAGGGAAATGGTCTAATGGTTTCCCAAAGTAGAAACAAAATGGGCCAGTTCAGCAGCAGCCTGGGGGTGGATGTTCAGTTGATCGGGGCCAACCAGCTGATGCAGGCCATGAGCATTCTGGGCCACAAGGATGCCAAACGCATTGCAAAGTTGGCAGTGCGGACAGAAACCAAAAAGCTCCAACGGACTGCCCAGGAAGTTGTATCTGTTGACAAAGGCAAAACCAAAGAACAAATTCAGGTGCAAATCAAGAACACAGATGGTGGGTTTGGATTCCTGGGCCGTGTTGGTGTTGGTTTGCGTGGTGGTGGTGAGGGGCCAGGGAAGCGCCGAAACATTGCAGCCATCATTGAATTTGGGCGGCGTTCATTCACGCAAAAGATTGTTGGCAGAAATGGCACAACGTATCGGGTCCGAATTCCAGCGGTGCCAGGCCAGTTCTATCTGTCCAGGGCAGCTGAAAGGCACCTGCCAACATTCATGGCAGACCTATCAAAAGAGTTTGACCGGCGGGTGAAAAACCGCATCAAACGGTTGGCAAGACAGGCGGGAATCAAATAAATGCCCACAAACAGCCCATTGGAACGTGCCCTGTTCACCAAACTGTCAGCAGATTCTGAGATCAGCAGCAGAGTTGGCACCAGGATCAGCCCACTGGTTTTGGATCAGGAATTGGCGCTGCCAGCTATTACATATGAGGTTTCCACCAGCAGGCCGTACAGTAGCCTGTCTGGAGCCACCCAAATGATAAGTGTGGATTTTGATTTTTTCTGTATGGGTGAAACGTTCCTAGATGCGTCTGACCTGGCAGAAGAGGTGCGGAAAGCATTGTCAGGGTTCAGGGGCACCATTGCCATCAATGTGGGTGGTGCAATCAATGTGGAGGTTTTAGGGTGTACACATACCAATGACCGAACAGATTATGCAGCCCCAGTTGATGGGGACCGGCAAGGCACATACATCAGGATGTTGTCATTCCTGATTTCTTACAGAGCAAACGCAACGGGATAGATTCACCATGGCAGCATTTTTGGGACAAGGCGCAACCATCAGTTGGAACAGCAACAACATTGGGCAGGTTTTGTCCATTGATGGTCCAAACATGGAACGGGCCATGGTTGACACCACCAACCTGTCCACTGCGTCAACCGTTGACAGTGTTGCAGTCAAATTCAGAACATTCAGCGCTGGGTTTGGTGATGCTGGTGAAGTATCTGTGGAAGTTCAGTTTGATCATGATGACACAGCCCAAGGTGCCATCTGGGATGATTTCACAGCTGGCACATCCCGTACAGTTGTCATCACATTCAGTGATTCCGATACCTATACGTTCACGGCGTTTGTGCGTTCCATGAGCCACAGCCAAGCCATTGATGAAGTCAACCGTGCCACCATTGCATTCAAGATCACCGGCGCTGTTGATCACACTACGGGATAACACACACACACAGCCAAAAGGAGGGCTGACACATGGCAGATGTTTTGTTGTCAAGGGATGACATTTTGGGCACGGATGATTTGCACCTGGAACGGGTTGATGTTCCAGAGTGGAATGGCGTGCTGTATGTGCGGGTGATGACCGCTGGGGAGCGGGACCAGTTTGAAGCTGAGGTTTCAGGCGGCACCAAACGCAAACAGAACATGGTGAACCTGCGTGCCAGGTTGGTGTGTCTGGTGGCGTGTGATGAAAAGGGTGAAAAGCTATTTGAAGCGGCTGACGCTACAGCCCTGGGTGCCAAATCCGCTGCGGCGGTTGATCGGGTGTTTACGGTTGCGGCCAGACTGAACGGGTTTACCAGCCAGGATATTGATGACCTGGAGGGGGAATCCGCGCCCGCCCAATGAGCCGGTTTCTGTTCCGGCTAGCGCTTGCATTGGGTATGACTGTCGGGCAGCTAAAGCGTGAAATGTCCAGCCTGGAGCTGGCATCCTGGATTGCCTATGACCGCATCAGCCCGATTGGGCCAGAACGTGGTGACATCAACCAGGCCATTCAAACGGCATTGATTGCCAATGCCCACAGGACCAAAGGGGCACGGGCGTTCAAGCCTGCTGATTTCATGCCGTATGTGGATGGCGTTGATGGGAAGGCCAGAACATCCGAACAAATGAAGGCAAAGCTAGGTTTTCTGGCGCGCATGTCCAAACCCAGGGAAAGCTAAATGGCAACCGTCAAAGCCTTACACATTGCAATTGGAGCCAAAACCGATGGGTTCAGGCGTGGGCTTAAGCGTTCACAGAATGACCTATCCAGCTTCAAATCAAAGGTTGCAGGTGTAGGTGCTGGGATTGCCAAAGGGTTTGCAGTTGGAGCAGCTGGCATTGCAGCAGTAGGAACAGCCATTGGTTTGGCCACCAGGTCATTTGCTGGGTTTGAATCTGGCATGTTGCGGGTGCAAGCGGTGAGCGGTGCCACAGCCCATGAAATGAAAGTGCTGACAGCCCAGGCAGAACAGCTGGGGGCCACCACAGCGTTTTCAGCTAAACAGGCGGCTGAGGGTATGGGGTTCCTGGGCCAAGCTGGTTTCAAGGCAGCAGAGATTCAAGCGGCCATGCCCAGTGTTTTGAACCTGGCAGCAGCAGGTGCAATGGAATTGGCTGATGCGGCTGATATCACATCCACGGTGCTGCGTGGTTTTGGATTGCAGGCCAGTGAGGCCACCAACGTTGCAGATGTTCTGGCCAAGGCAGCTGCCAGTTCAAACACTAGCGTTCAGGAAATGGGTGAAGGGTTCAAGTTTGTTGGACCAGTTGCCAGCGCCATGGGCATCAGTATTGAGGAAACTGCGGCAGCGTTGTCTGTGTTGTCTGATGCTGGTTTGAAAGGTTCCCTGGCAGGTACAGGTTTGCGGCAGGCGTTGGTGAAGATGGGGCCAGACATCATTGCCCAGGGCGGATTGCTGCCAGCTCTGAAAGCGTTGGATTCAGAAGGTATTGCAGCGGTGACAGCTGCCATGAACAACCTGGGAGCGCGGGCAGGTACAGCGGCCATTGCCCTGGCAAACAACACAGGGCGGGCAGAGGAGCTGAGAGAGAGCTACCAGAATGCGGGCGGATCGGCACAGGAAATGGCTGACACAATGATGTCAGGCGTGACTGGTGCTGGCCTGGAAGTCAAATCAGCGTTTGAAGCCGTGGTGAATTCTGTTGGCAAGGCGTTTGGACCATTCACCATTGGTTTGTTGGATGGGGTTGCAAAGGCGTTGCAGAAGATGTCAGGCGTTGCAACCAACCTGGGTGAAACCTTTGGGCTGACAGAAGAGGATGGCAAAGCAGCGTTCATGGGCATCATCAATGTTTTGGAAACCCTTGCAATAGCAGCTTCCCATGTTGTTGATGTGTTCCGTTTGGGTTTTTTGGGTGTGCGTACTGTGATCGGCACGGTGCTCTCAGTTATCATGGCAGGAATCACGGAAATGATTGCCCTGGCCCAAATTGCAGCCGACGTTTTGGGGCTTGATGAAACGGCAGCAAAACTGCAAACGGGTGTGAATTTTGCAGCTGATATGCGTGATGAGTTGGCCAAGGGCGTCACAGATGACATGGAAACCATGGGTGGTCTATTCCAGGGCAAAGAGGTCAAAGGGTTTTTCAAAGACCTGCGCGGGGTGCTGGATGGTTCAGTGGTGACCATTGAAGAGCCACCACAGTTGGATCTGCCAGAGGCAATCAAGATTGAAGCACCACCAGAGTTGGAAGCGGCTGCGGCTGAAGTTGCCAGCCCAGAAAAAATGAAATCAACAGCCGCTAGTATTCAAACGGTGCTGGGTGCGGTGAAGGTTGATGCGGGTGCGGCCAAGAAGGATTCAGATAACCTAGAGAAGATTGCCAAAGCCACAGCAGTGTTGGCAGATAAAACAGAGGAAGGGGCGTTTGTATGACGTTGCAGGCAGTTGAGGTTTCTAGACAACAAACCAATTCATCTGATGCCAAAACCGGCACAAGGGAGTTTTTGGTTTTTGAGGATGACCAAACCCAAGACCAACCAACATTGCAGCAGGCCATATCAGCCACAGGTATCAAGCTGTTCAAGCGTGACACAAACCCAGTTCTGGGCAGGTTGATTCCGCTTGAAGTGAACGTACAAACTGACCTGGAGGCCGTTGGAAAATTCAAAGTGAGTTGGCGGTATGGGCTGGAAGAAATAACAGAAACAGGCACAGAACCTGGTGACCCTGATTTCATTGATTTCAGCATCAGCCAAAGACCTGTTGCCGTGGACACATACCGCATAGACCCAGAGTTGGACATTCCCGGCACAGAATCTATCCTCCGAGATATAGCAGGCCAATCGGTTGATTCAGGTGGTGAACCATTGACCACGTTTGTGCGGCAACAGGATTTGCAACTCACAGTGCGTTCAGAATCATTTGACAACATCCCGATTTCAACATCTTTGGGGATGCTGTCCAGCAGAAACAGCGTGGCGTTTTTGGGTGCAGAACCAGGGTTCCTGTTGTACACAGGGTTGAGTGTGCAGCGGGATGGGGTGAACAGCTACAACACAACTCTCACATTCACGTTTGATGAGTGGGCGCACAGAAGGCAAGTTCCAATCCGTGATGTCAATGGTGACATTCCACCAAAGAATGTTGGCACATCATCTGAGCCAAACCAGGTTGCAAAAACTGTTCACCTTCTTCAGCCGTTTCCTTTGGTATCCAATTTCAATGATTTGGGCATTCCCAACCCTGTCTGATGAGAAACTACCCAAACATCTCAACTGGGCTGGGCAAGTTCACACCAGACCTGTTTGCCAGGTTGATGGCCATGTTGGAGGTGTTTGAATCCAACCCAGAGATCATGGCCAAACTTGACCAGCGGGGCAAGGGCATGAAGGGCAGGCGGGTTTTCATTGGCAAGATCACCCACACAGGCACCATTTCCACCAACCGATTCACCTACACCGTGACTGAACAGGAGCTGGCAGATTTCACCAGCGGTAGCCCAGACTATTTGTTTTCAGACAAATCAGATGGAATCACAGAAATGGTGGCGGTGAACACTGTTGAGGTTGCAAACACTTCATCATTTGCAGGGCCAGGTGTTGATTTGTCAGCGGCAGATTTTCCAGCTGGGATGTCATTGCAAGCTATAGCCACAGGAACCCTGGCAATCTGCCACATCCAGCGTGATGAAAACGGGGAACAGGTTGCATTGTTCACCATTGCCAATGCCATTGATGGCAGCTGTACCTGATGTTCAACAAAAAGCGCCAGTGCTGTTGCAACACCCCTGTGAACGGGCCAACATTTTTTGAATGCTTCAGCAAAATCACAATTGCAGGTACTGAGCTGCCCCAATCTGGCACATACTCATTTTGGGTGAAAAAAGATATTGCCCTGACGGACCTGACTGACAGTTTTGAATTTTTCCCACAAAGCACCAGTGTTCAACCTGGAAACACAAACAACACCAGTGGCACATTGACCTGGGGGGATTTCAAAACGGCAGGGAACAATTCAGTGTTTGTTCCAGCTGGGTTTGCAACCATGACTGAATCCGGCACAACCAATGCTGGGTTTTTGATGAACAGCAATTTTGAACAGTCTGACGGTTTGGGCAGACGGGGCTGGCATTTCACCAGCAGCAGCAGAACACTCACACAGGCCCAATGGAATGCCCTGAGTGAACACAGAACATTGTTTGAGTTCCCAAACTTTGCACCAGATTTTGGCAACAGCCAACAGTTTGAATTCACCAGGTTTGGATTTCTGTTTGTTTCAAACCTGTTCAGTTCATCACCAGCGTTGAGTGAAACACGGGGTGCATTGACCTGGGAGCTAGATCCAGCGGTGGCTGCCAATATCCCTGACATCTATGGGTTTCCATCATCCGGCAAAAAGTTCTTTGATTTCACAAAGAAGTTTCCCACCTTTATCACCATAAGCATTTCAGGCACAGCCCCATTTGCCTACGGTGACGGAAGCCACACAACAGGTGTGCCAGGTGCCAATGCCCCCAAGACGGCCAACATCAGTTTGTCAGGAAATATCAAGTGTCGGAAAATCACAGCCTTTGGTGTAGGCACAACCCCATTGAAATACACAGTTCAGTCAAAAGGAACAACAGCTGTTTTGGGAAGCACAGATGTTCAGGTTGATGATGGTGATGGAAATATCACAACCAAAACCGTTGAGATACTGAACCAAACATCAGGTGATTTTGTTATCAAAACCCAGGGTTCATCCAACCCACCAATCAGGTGCCGCACAGATATTGGATTTGGGGCCAACCTGAACAGGTCTGTTTGTGAAGCCTGTGACCCCAACAGCGGGACATATTCCTACGGGAATTGCAGCCCCAAAAACTATGATGCCAGTTTGGGCCAGAAAAATGTGTGTGCAATTGTTGATAGGGAAATTGATTTTTCTGACAACACCCTGGGCCTGAACATTCCTGGACCATTCATCCCACCTGATTTGCCAATCGGATATGCCTGGGAATTTCAGTTTGATGTGCAAGATTTGATTGAAGGGCTGGACATTGCACCAGTTTTCACCTGGGGAGCTGCCACAGGTAGTGCGGTGACAATCAACATTGAAAAGCCAAGTGGTCCAGGGCTGGATTCTTACTTGGAAACAGACCCAACCACGGCATGTTCTGGAGGGGTTTTCCCACCATTGGTTGACTATTTCTTCAATGGGCCAGAGCCACCAATTCTGAGCGGTACCGGCACCATCCAGCTGGGGCCATTCATCCCACAAATCTATTTATACGCAACCTGAGCCGAAGGAATAAACATGGCAGTAGTGACTTGGACAGGAACAACAAACGGTGATTGGAACACCACCACCAATTGGTCAACAGACGCGTTGCCAGGGGCTGGGGATGATGTGATTTTCAACACCAGCAGCCGGGATGTGACCATTTCCAGCAGCGTGGCCGGCACCACATACGGCAGTCTGAAAATCCTGGATGGGTTCACGGGTAGCCTAGGGGTGTCTGGCACCAAGCTGGAAGTAATGGCAACCAGCCTGTTGATTGCCACAGATGCTGCCAAAATCCATTTGGATGGCCACCACACAACGGCAATCATCACAGACATTCACCCAGGCACAGCGGCCAGCCCAAATGTGACGTTTGGC